GTAGAGTTAGTACCACCTACAGAATTACCGAATGGTGGGTTATAAATTACTTCACCTGGTGTGTTGTATTTTGTTTTATACAAAATGAAAGGACTCTTAGCACCTGAGTACTCTCTAAATACATAACCCTCAAATCCACAAGGAAGAGCGTCAATCGGTGCGTCTTCGTCCATTTCTAACATGATGAATTTAGATTTCAATTCAAATTCACCATTAGAAGTACCTACTTTCTTAGCCACGAAATTATTTTCACCAGGATTCAAAGAACAACTTGTGAATTTCTCTAAAACAACTGGATTAGCATCCGTATCAAAGTAATCACGAACAATCACATCAAATGTTGAGTTAGCAAAAGAAATGTTAGCTATAGACACTTTTACTAAGTTATTAGCCGAATTACCATCAGAAATTAGAATTACTCTAAATAGACGGTCAACTTGATTACCACGTAGTTCAGAAACTAAGTATGGTGTTGCCGGTGTTTGGTATTGTTCTAAATACCAACCAATAGATGTGTTACTAACATCTTCCCTAGCCGAAGGTAAAGCAACAAGGTCACAATTAAGACCTCTAATTTTACCTAATTTATATGAGTTATTTAAAAGGTTGTAGTAAGTTTCCTCAACAAATAATGGAACTTCAGTTCTATTTTTACCGAAGTTGGTTCTACCAAATACCTTGTTCAAGTAGTTAGTATCACTTAATGTAAATGATGTTTTAAATGTAAATGTTTCACCATCATTAGTAACACCTGAGATTCCGAATGATGAGTAAGGGTTTTTCTGTACATCAGCGTAAGAACCAGAACAATCCATAACCACTTGAGATGTACCACTCGCCATGTAAACAGGACCACCATCTGAATTATTATTAATACCTCTTGAACGTAAAGTTGCAACTACTAAGTCGTTGTACTCAGTATATGCCGTTGCGTTGTATGATAATACAGTACCACTAATAGTACCAGTAAAGTCACCACCACCATTATCTGTTAATGATGTCACAACAGAGTTGAATGAAATACCCGAGTAATTATCACCCGTTCCTGGTTCAAAACATGCGTAATACCATGGGTCCATAGTTTCGTCATCGTAATCTGCAACAGTATTGTATAATCCATCAACAGACAAACTATTAGTAATAGCGGTATATCCTTGACCTGTGTAAGATGTGTAAACCGCATCTGTTAACACACCCCATTGTGCAGATGAAGTACCGGACAATGAGTTATCAATAAGGACTGAGTTGATAAATGATTGCATTTGACCCGACATTGTAGTTGAGCTACCATTGTATAATGTAATTGAATCATTGATGTAATCACTTAGAGGTGATGAGAAAGATGTTGTGAATTCAACACTTGCCGAAGAACCAGTAGAACCTGTAAAGTTTACAGACCATGTATCTACTGTTGGTGTTGATAAAGTCGCAGGGTCTAAGTTTGCTTGTGTAGTAATAGACCAAGACGGACCAGCATCATATCCAGACAACCCTAATATTCTTGTTACAAACAATTGATTAGATTGTTGTAAATATGCCTTCGCTATATAAGCGGCTTCATATTTAGGAATTTGTGTATTCACAAATTTAGTTGGACTTGTACCACCGAAGTAAGCTTGGAATTCGTCAAAGTTTGAAATGAAGATAGGTTCAAAAGCAGGACCCGATAAGGTCTCACCAACAATACCTAAAGTAGTTACACCCACACTTTGTGCCACGAAACTCAAGTCTCTTTCTGATGTATAAACACCTGGAGATACAAAGACTTTGTTTGAACTTGCCATGTTTTTTAATTTCTTTAGAATTTATTTTTATAATAAATATTTAAGAAAAACCCAAAAAACATTTACTCCAGCACTATATTTATCAGTTAGGGAGAATTTTTTCTGCCTTTTTTCTACCTTAATTTATGAAAGATATAAAGAATATTAAGATATCCACTGAGGTCCACACCACACTAAAAGAATACTGTGAGGAGAATGGATTAAAGATGTATAAGTTTTTAGAGAAGATGATTATGGAAAAATGTTCTCGTCCAAAAGATATCTACGGAGAATAATTACAGAAGTTTTGCCGTTGTAAAAACTTTAGCCTCACCAGGACTATCTTTAACTGCAACAAATCTAACTAAGTCATTAGTGTTAACTTGTATCTTACTTAAGTTCTCACCAACATAATCACCATTAATATAAACTTCCAAAGTGTCAACGTTGAATGTCTCAGTCATAATTAAATCTGCAGTATATGCAAACCTTTCACTTAGTTCTGTATTACCACTAACAAATAATAAATCAACAGGAAACACGTTAGGGTTTTCAGGTTGAGGGTTAACTTTTCGTGCTTTGTTTAATTGAGGGATTTCAAACATTGTCAATGTTCTTGAAACACCAGGACTAACTTCAAACTCTTCCTCATCCATTAAGAATCCTAACATTGTAAACTCATAATTTTGGATGTAGTATTTTCTTCTGTCAATATCTAAAACAGATTCATCTGAAATGTTGTTAAGGATAATTGGGATGTAGTGTCCTTTAATGTTTGTATACGCCTGACGTGAGGCAAAGTTTTGTAATACATTTTTGTTGAACTCATTCAACGACCTCATACGGTTTACAAACAGTTTAACATTATAAGTAATGTCAACAGGAATAGGTTGAGGTATTTTATATACGTCAACACCCTTTCTCTGTCCGTCCCAAGTTGGTACTTTTGCATAATAAAATTGTTTTCTATTTGGAATAGTATATTGTAGTGATGGATTGGTACCATAAGGAACCTCAGGTTGTCTTACCGTAGAGATGAAAGGTGGTTTAACATTCTTATCCAAATCTTGGAAGTTCCATGTTTCAGTAAATTGAGACCAGTTCTGAGTGGTAATAATAATATCCACCGTTGGGATAACCTTTCCATCCATGAATGTTTTAAGGTCGTTCTTTACGAAGTCCAACATCCCACGGTCCAAATCAGCATGACCAATACCTTTCGGCAAATACGTCCCGTCCCTTTGGATATCTTCCAAAAGTTCAACCCTTCTTTCATATCCCGTTTTCTTAGGGATTAGGTTCAATGTCTTTTTTATCTTTTTTGGTAGTGCCATTAGATTCCGTTGAATTCATCATTTGTAACCGGCGATGCAGTGATACTGCGGTAATATGGTTTATAACCACCATAAGTGTGCCTGTTATCCGAGGTGATACGACCGTCATCAACGACGGAATAGTATCTAACTCTATCTTCTTTTTCTTAATAACCAATGTAGTCTCCGAACTCTATGTCCACACCCATCTCCTCTAAATAAGATTGATAGATACCGACTTTGAGATTACCAGGTTCAACCTGTCCAATTCTTGACGACCCCATAAACGCATTCGTCGGAGCTTCAATCTGAACATAACCCTTAAGTTCAACAGGTGCGTGATATTGTACCCCTTCGGATACCACTTCACCATAGACATCGTCTTTTTTTGTTCTTTGTCTGTCTACACGATACAATACAAACGTAAAGTTCATATCTCCATGCAACCATTCTTGGCCGATGGAAATATCTAAATCAAAATCTTCATCTGCGAAGAATTTGTTTAATCTCGTTATTGGAACTTTTCTTTGACTCATCAATTGATAAATATCTATAAATTGATTATTATTATGGGTATTTAGCCGTATGGAAGAAAATAAAGTTGTAGCAAATATACCTGAGATAAAGGCAACTCGTATTTTAGAGGAATATGAGGGGTATAATAATTATATCCTGTCTATCAAGAAAAAAATGCAAATCAAAAAGCATTTTAAGATGACTCGTGCTCAGGCAGACTACATCATTGACTTCCACGATGTCACCCCAAAGATAGCAAGAAAATGGGTGGTGTTGGACGAATACTTCGGAAAGAAGATGATGGAGGAAAAACTCCTTACCAAAAGACCGACTCAAATTTATGTTGAAAAGATATTGGTGGAGAAAGACAAATCATTCCATATCTATGGTAAGTTGTTTGAGAACCAAGAACTTTATGACTTTTGGTTACCACGAGCAGCCATCATCCAAAACAAAGAAAGACAAGTTGAAATAGACTACTCAAAGTATTCTCACCGTCCACCATTGGAACACCAAAAACTCGCAGTTGAAAAATTGGTGGGTAATGACAAATACATTCTTGCTGATGATATGGGATTGGGTAAGACCACCTCAACAGTAATTGCCGCGTTAGAGATAGGGGCTAAGAAAATATTAATCATATGTCCCGCATCACTTAAGATTAACTGGCAACGTGAGATTGCAAATTATACTGATAGAGAAGTTTCTATTGTTGAAGGAAAGAAATGGGAACCCACAGACTTCACCATCATCAACTTTGATATTCTCAAAAACTTTCACGACCTAAAGAAAGTAAAAGAGTCTTTGGTATTGAAAGAAGAGTTTGATTTGGTGATTATTGACGAAGCTCATTACATCCAAAACAAACAAGCACAAAGAACAAAAATTGCCAATGACATCTGTAAGAAGGTTGGTAAGGTATGGTTGTTAACTGGTACACCGATGACCTCTCGTCCTATCAACTACTTTAACCTATTAGATTTGGTGGACTCACCTATCGCTTATAATTGGATGGCATACGCCATTCGTTATTGTGAAGGTTACCAATTCAATGTTGGTAACAGAAAGGTATGGAATGTCAATGGGGCATCCAACCTAACAGAACTTAGAGACCGAACAAAGACACACGTCCTAAGAAGATTAAAAGAAGACATCTTAGATTTACCCGATAAAATTCTTACACCTGTTTATCTAAGACTAAAGTCAAAACAATACGAAGCCCTTATGGGTGAATACTTCGATTGGTATGACAACAACTCAGAGGAATCATCCTCATTAACCGTGCAGTTCTCAAAACTGATGAAAGTAAGACAGGTCATCGCCGAAGAGAAGGTAAGAGACACCATTGAGATTGCACAAAATATTATTGAACAGGGAAAGAAAGTTATTATCTTCACCAACTTTACAGACACATTAAACCAAATCAAATCACACTTTGGGAAGTCCGCCGTCGCATTAGACGGAAGAATGAGTAAACCCGCGAGACAACACTCGGTGGATGAATTCCAAAATAATGAAAAGGTAATGGTATTTGTTGGTAACCTCAAAGCCGCAGGTGTGGGTATCACACTGACCGCAGCTGAAGCCGTTATTATGAATGACCTCTCGTTCGTTCCTTCTGACCACTCACAAGCAGAAGACCGAGCATATAGATATGGACAGAAATCAAACGTATCCGTTTTTTATCCAATTTTTGAAAATACAATTGAAGGTGTTATTTACGACATCTTATCCAACAAGAAAAATGTATTTGAAACAGTTATGGGTGATAATGTCGATAAAGGAACGATTGTAGAGGAAATCTTAAATACAATTTCAAGAAGATAAGAATATTTTCCCATACGATATTATTTATAAGAAAATGAAAACGTATGGAATTCAAAAAAAGCCAACAAAGAATCCATGAGATAGAAAAACAAATCTCGGATTCTGAAAAAAAAGAAATAATTCAAGAACAAGAAAAGAAAATGAAAAGGATAACGGCAATTAAGTTACCGTATTCTTATTCTTCATTAGGCCAATTCATTGACAAAGAGACAATGAATGTTCACTACAATCAACACTACAAAGGGTATATTAAGAAACTCAACAACGCTCTGAAGTCAGTCAAAGACAAAGACTTAGATTTGGAACTTCTTATCAAAGGTATATCTCGTTACAACAGAACCATCATAAACAACGCGGGTGGTGCTTACAACCACGAACTATTTTGGCAAATGTTATCACCAAAAAAACAAGAACCAACAGGTCCTGTTTTAGATAAGATTAAGAAGAAGTTTAAGACTTACGCTAACTTCAAAAAAGAATTTAAGAACAAGGCAAAACAACAATTTGGCTCAGGTTGGGTATGGTTGGTATTAACAAAAGGTG